AGCAGCTTCGAGCTGGGGGACCTGTGAGGCTGGGTGTCGTGGGGTCCCGGGAGTACCCGGCGCTCCGCGACGTTGACAACCTCGTGAACCACCTGCACCGCACGGACGTGGTCGTGTCCGGCGGCGGCCGTGGCGTGGACCTCCGCGCTGAGCGGGCCGCCCGCCGGCGGGGCCTGGGCACGGACATCTACCTGGCCGCGTGGAAGCGCGAGGACGGGACGGTGGACCGCGGCGCCGGCTTCAAGCGTAACCAGCATATCGTGGACGCCTCGGACGCCGTCATCGCGTTCTGGGACGGGGCCTCGAAGGGCACCGCGGACACGCTCCGCAAGGCCCTGGCCGCCGGCAAGCCGGCCTACATCGTGAGCCCGGGCGGGAGCATCGTGAAGGACCAGGCGGCGGTGGCCGCGCTCGTGGGGAAGGGAGGCCGGCGATGATGTACGACCGCGTGGAGACCCTGATGGGTGACGCCGAGGCGAACGAGTATCTGTCGAAGGGCGGGTGGACCGTGCTGTCCGCGACCTACGTCGTACGCCACCCGGGCAGCCTGTACCCGGTCACGGTCTACGTCCTGGGGAGGGTGGCATGAGGAGCGCGGCGACCGACCAGCTCCGGGGGTGTCCCGTGTGCCAGAAGCCGGTCAAGCCGGGCGAGCTGGGCCTGCGGGACTACCGCTGGCTCAGCGATGCCCTGCCGGGGCGCAACGGCGCCGGCGACATCGACGGCCTCATCACCCAGAACAAGACGGGCCGGGCGCTGATGCTGGAGTTCAAGCCCGGGGGCGCCGCGCTCCCGCTCGGCCAGCGCCTCGCGCTCCAGCTCATGGTCCGCAAGGACATCGACGTGTGGGTGGCCTGGGACGAGGACCTCTCGAACATCGAGGTCCGCAAGCTGGACCGCGACGGCCAGCTCAGCGGCCCCCGGTACGTCGACCAGGCCGGCTTCGCCGGGATGCTGCGGGCCTGGTGGGACAAGGGCCTAGCGTGAACGGGCCAATCTGCGTCCCTCCGTACCGCCTGCATATGCCCTGGAAACAGGAAGGGGACCGGCGAGTGCCGGTCCCCTTGGACCCTGTGACGGGCTGTCCCCGTCTAGCGCCGAATGAGGGCGAGACCCTCCCGGAGCCCGGTGCCTCGGACGAGGCTCTCCAGGCCGGCGGCGACGGCGGGGGAGAAGATGCCGAACACCTGGATGGCGAGGTGTCCGACCACCACCCAGAACAGGACACGAACGATGGTGCGGAGCACCCGGTAGGCCCGGGTCCGTGCAGGTCGACGCTGCACCGTCTTCTCCTCTCGCTAGGGTGTTACCTGGTGGGGGACTGCTCCTGGAGAACCAGGTCTCGGCGCAGAACATTCCACGCCGCGTCCAGCTCCCCCTCGTAGTCCCTGGCCGGCCTGCCCCGCGTCCCGCGGCGCCGAGCCTCGTCGGAGGCGGCGAACACCGGGTCGGTCAGGGCGATGACCCGCACCAAGGCCTTGCGGGCGGTCTCCAGGCGCCGGGCCACGGGGCTCTGCGTGATGCCCCGCTCCGCGGCCAGCTCCTCCTGGGTCTTGCGGTGCCAGAAGGCGTCCACCAGCAGCTCACGCTGGTCCTCGGGCACCTGCTTCAGGTACGGGTCGAGCACAGCTCGCAGCTCGTGGTACCCCGCGGCGAGAGCTGGTTCGACGTGCCCGTTCCCCCAGAGGGGACGAGCGTGCCGTAGGCTCTCCAGCTCCTCCGCGGAGCCCACCAGGCGGACGGACGGCTTGTTCATGCCGTCCTCGGGGCGGACGAGACCTTGCACGCCCTCCGGTGCGCCCCGATGCCGAGGCCTGAGCCCCACAGGCGCTTCCCGCAGGGCCGGTGGACCACCCGGTAGACGCTGGGCGGGTACCGGTGGCTCCCGAGCCAGTCGGCCATCTCCTCCCGGGTCGGGAAGGTCCGGTCGAAGTCCGCTGGACCCTTGTGCGCCATCACCACCACCCCCATCTCGTACCCCACAGGACCACGTCGACCAGGGTGGTCATGGCCCCGAAGGCGTAGAGGTACCGTGCGACCTTCATGGCTCCTCCTCTCGGCTGGTACGTCCAGCTCGTCGGGGAGCCCTCACGGGCTCCCCTGCGAGCGGGGCCTACCGGGTCGCTACTCCACCCGTCAGCGGGTCTCGAACCGCTCCGCGGCCCGCGTGTCCCGGGCCTGCTCGGCCTCGAACTCCGGGGTGCTGGGGACCAGGCCCTCGGCCTCGACGAACCGCTCGAACTGGTCCATGAAGGCGTTGTACGCCTCGGTGAGCGCGTCGTACGCCTGCCGGCACGCCGGGACCTCGTGCGGGGCGCGGCTGTTCAGCACGCGCTCGAACATCTCGATGTCGCCCAGGATGGTCCGGGTGTTGTGGGCCATCGCCTGCGCCATCGTGGCGCTGTGCTGGTGGACGTGAACCTCCATGACGCACACGGGCGCCTCCCTTCGTGAGCCCCTGCGGCTCGTCGGGGAGCCCTTGGTGGGCTCCCCTGCGAGCGGTAGGAACGCCTCAGCTCGCGCTGATGTTCCCGTCCTGGTCGACCTTGATGGTGACCGTGACACCCCCGCCCCTGCGGTTCTTGCGGCCGTTCGACCACTCGTACCAGATGGGCCAGGCCGCGTCCAGGTGGTCGCACCCGAACTGCTTCCGCGGGGACCCGTCCAGCGCGGGCTTCGTGACCCGGTAGAAGTAGTCCTCGCAGGTGCAGGTGCCGGCGCCCTCACCGAGCGCCACCGTGTGGGACTTGCCTGGCCGCGACCGGGACGCGACCTCGAACATGGCGACGTCCCTGCCCCGCTGGTCGACCATGACCACGTCCTGCGGGTTCAACCCTCCGATGCCCATGCCCTACTCCTCTCCTGGCCCCGGTGCGAACCGGCAGCCCGTCAGGTGTGACGCTCCCTGCCATCCCAGCATCCCGCAGGCCGGGCAGTTCGGCGTGCGGTCCCCGAGGGTCGGCAGGGCCTTGACCCTGGCCTCCTCGGCCTGCCTCTGGCGCAGCGGTCGAAGGGCCAGTCGCTCCCCCCGCACGTTGCCCTTGCTTCGTCGTACCACGCTCTCCTCCTCTCGCTGCCGCCCTGGCAGCTCGTCGGGGAGCCCTGACGGGCTCCCCTGCGAGCGGTCAGCTTCAGGTCCTATCAGTTCGTCGCCTCCCCCTGAGCCTCCCAGAGCCTCGCGTGGACCTGGGCGTCGGCGTTCCGAAGTAGCGCCATCGCCAGGCTGTACTGGCCTGCCACTGTGAACCGGACAGGGGCCATCGCGGTGCGCTGGCCGATGGTCAGGGTGATGTCCCCGTCCCCCTCGGTGTGCAGCGACCAGGTGTCGGCGTGGTCCGGCTCGGCGCCGACCGTGTCGGCCGCCCCTACCATGCTCCGCACGGGGCCAACCCGTGGGGACTTCTCTCGTGCCATCGGTTCTCCTCTCGTCGTCCGGTCGCGGCGACCGGCTCGTCGGACCGAGGAGTACAACCCCTCGGCCCTGCGAGCTATTCCCCGCTGGTCCTGACCTTGTAGCCCCACTCCTCCAGCTCGCCCATGAGGGTCTTCCGGTCGAGCTTCCCGGCCGCCTCCAGGAGGAGCTTCGCCGCGGCCCGGAGGGTCGGCGCGTCCATGTTCTGGAAGGCGCTGCCCTCCCAGGCGTCCTCCCCGTCGAGGAGGGCCACGACCACCTGGTCAGCCTGCTCGGGCCAGTGCGGGTTCGGAGGCTCCTGGTCGTACACCCGCAGCTCGTGCCACTCGTCCCCGTACCGCTCCCGGTTCTCCTGCCGGAACAGAACCGCGGTCCACTTCGACTCGCGCACCTGCCGGTCCGCCGGGTAGGACCCCCGCTCGGTCTTGGTCTCCATCGTGTGCTCCTCTCCACCCGACCATCGGGCTTGTCGGAGGCCGGTGTCCCGGCCCCCTGCAAGCCTGGTGCTCAGCTCAGCAGGACGTGCCCCAGGTCCTGGAAGTGCTCCACCAGGCCCGGCACCGTCTTGTCGACGAACGTGAGCCGCGTGTACAGGCGCACCGACTCGGTGTACCCGTCGCCCAGCTCGGCCTGGCCGAAGGTGTCCGGGCTCGTGGTCGCGAGGAACCACCGGGCGTACCGCTTCGTGTCATCGGCCTGGTAGGACTTCAGGACCGCGTAGCGGGTGTCCCCGCTCCAGGTCTCGAACACGGCGTACGGCTTGTCGGCCTTCCGCCCCTTCCGCATGAGGTTCTCGGCCACGGTGCTCCTCTCCGCTGGTGACCCTCACCAGCTCGTCGGGGAGCCCTGACGGGCTCCCCTGCGAGCCGTCCGACCTACTGGTCGGCCTTGACGCCCGGCCCGAACGCGGCCAGCTCGGCCAGGTCCAGGAGCTTGACGAGCCCCGGGATGGCGTACTCCGGGACCTCCGCGCCGAAGGCCTGGAGCCCGCCACTGGTGACCCACACGGCGGACGTGCCCTTCCCGACCAGGTTGTTCAGCCGCGTGGCGATGGCCTGGTTCTTCTCCCGGCGAGCCTCAGCGTCGGCCTTCTGCTTCCGGTAGTTCGCCTGGATGGCCTGCACCTCGGCCTTGCGGTTGGTCCAGGTGTCGCGAATCTCCTGGGGCCGCACCAGCTGGAAGCTCCAGCGGGTCTCGGGACCCTCGGCCGCCTCCGGGTTGTAGGCCTGCGCCACCATGCAGGGGACCCCGTGCGCGCCCAGCGCGTAGTACACGGGCCGCTCGATGGTGAGGGTGGTCTCGTGGTGCCACTTCTCCGGGGTCGGCCGGTTGGCCTTGCCCGTCTGGGGGTCGAAGGGCGGGTCCGCCGGGATGGCGGGCGCGTCCACGACCTTGCGGGTCCTGGAGTACAACATCTTCGCCTCCAGGACCACGACCCGGCGCCGGTCGCCCAGGTGGCGCGTACCGCTCGCGGCGAAGTAGTCCTTCCCCGCTTCCAGCTCTGACACCTTCATCGGTGTCCTCCTCTCCGGGCCTCCCGGCCCCTCGGTTGCTCGGAGGGCGGTGGGGGGTCGCCACTCGGGTCCCCTTCGCTCGGGTCGGCCTTGGCCTGGTCCTCCGCTCCCGGTCAGGCCCTCTCGGGTCCTCCGGTCACTCGGGGGGCTGTACCCGTCCCCACCGCCTCCGTGCGCTCCCTGCAACCCAGGACGGTAGCAGGGGTATTCCCGGGGTGTCATCTTCCCTGGTCAGAGGGCAGATTGGGCACTCCGTCGGGGAGCCTCGTAGGAGGCTCCCCTGCGGAGGGTCCTACCAGCCGATGTTCTCGCGCACGTCCTCGTACGCCTCGTACCACTGCGCGGCCAGGCTCGTGTGGCCCAGGCCCTCCTCCACCATCGCCTCCTGGTGGTAGGCGTCCATCTCGGCCACGGACCGGCTGAGGTACCGGCCCACCAGGCCACCGGTCTCGATGCGGACCAGGTCCCACCGGTCGTACCTGGGCTCGCGGCCCGGCACCCGGTCGATGCGGAAGTGCTCCATCCCTGCTCGCAGCGCCATCACTCCTCCTCGTCGTACTCGTCGTCCAGCAGCTCGGTCTTCGACTCCTGGACCTCGGCCTCGGACTCCACGACCTCGGTGACGTGGCTCTGCACGTCGTCCGCGTACATGCCGTCCCGGACGAAGGCGTACCCGCGGTCCTGAGCCTCGGCCTCGTCCTGTGCGCGGACCTCGACCGTCGTCCGCTTGACCTCGGTCTCCTCGACCACCACCTGGTAGAGCGCCACACCTGCCTCCTCTCCACTGCCGGACCATCCGGGCAGCTTGTCGGAAGGGCCAGTCGCCTGACCCTCCCTGCAAGCCGTCCTAGACCTGGAACAGCTCCTCGCCGTCGCTGGTGAACAGCGCGATGGCAATGAACAGGTCATCGCAGTCGCCGCGGAGCACCGCGTCGGCCACGATGTCCTCGAACGCGACTGCCCGAGCCAGCTGGGCCATCGCCTGGTCGCTGGCCTGGCGCCGCTCTGCGGTCTGCACTGCGCAGTCATACGGGGTGAGCATCGACTTGCCCCTTTCCTTGCCGTCCGGTCGACCTTGTGCCGACCGGCCAACAGGCGGGCCGCCGTAGCGGCCCCCTGCTGGTAGGCGGGCTGCGCCTAGCTCATGCAGCCGTGCCGGAACGGCCCGCTGGGGACCTGGGTGAAGTGCCGCATCCCGGTCGCCACGCGCTGGGCGGCCTGGCGGTCGCCGGGCCGGTTCAGGTTCGACCCGGTCCTGGTGAGCACGTCCGCCAGGAGGTTGCGAGCGTGCAGGTCCTCGGCCTTGCGCTGGTCGAAGGCCTGGGCCTCGGTGGTGAGCTGTGCCATCTCAGTGCTCCTCTCGTGCCGTCCCGGCGCCCCACTGGCGCCGGGCCAACGGGCGGGCTCCCTCTCGGGAGCCCCCCGCTGGTAGGCAGGTCCTAGGCGTAGCCGACCACGCCCAGCTCATGCTGGATGGGGGTGCCGTTCGGCAGCAGCTCCCACCCGGAGGCGAGCACCACGTCCGCACGGTAGCCACCGACTCGGTACCCGGCGGCCAGCTCGGTCGCCCCGGCCAGGGTCATCGGCCCGAACCGCTGGTAGCGCACCTCGAACGGTGCCCTACGGGCCTGCTCCCACCGAATCTCGGTGTCCCAGCACTCCACCTGCGGGTTACTTGCGTGTCCCATCTCCGCTCCTCTCGTTCCGACCGCCCCCGCTGGGCGGTTCGTCCGAGCACCTACCGTAGCAGGTGCCCGTGCGAACCGTCAAACGCGCTGCTCAGAGCACCTGTTCCCAGGTCGAACCCTCGGACTTGAAGACCCACACCCGGGCAGCGCCCATCGCCGTGAGCAGGTCCGCGTGGAGCACCGCGTCGACCTCGGAGACCCGTTCCCGGACCTCCACCCGGGTAAACCCGGCGCCTAGCAGCTCATGGTCCTCCCGGTCCGAGCCGAACCCTGCTATGACAGTGTACATTCTCCGCCCCTTCCCGTCAGTCCTGAGCTGGTCTTATGCCAGCTCGGAGATGCCCGCGGTCGACAATGCCGACCCATTACCCTTCGTCCGAACGACGACCCATGCCGTAGCCTGCGCGGCGGCCGGGGCCATGCCGTACTCCGCGGCGACCTCGGCATACACCGCGGCGAGCTGCGCGTACAGCTTCGGCGTCAGCTTCAGGTCTCCCGCCAGCCCCAATGCCCTGAGCGCCCAGACGTCGACCGTGACTGCCGACAGGTCGCCCGAGATGTTCGCCCAGAATGCCCGGGTCTTAGGACCGCCCAGCACGTCCAGCGGCGCCTCTCCAGCCACGATGCGCTGCGCCTTGTCCCAGGACGTACGGAACACGCCGCTCGGACGCTCGGACGACTGGAACGCGAGCACCGCGAGGCGCCGGTTCCGGCCCCATTGGGTCCGCGGAGACAGTGCCGACAGGACCCCAGCGGCCACGGTAGCGTCGACCCCATGCGCCGACCCCAGTTCGGCCGCATCCCGCTGCGCCGACCCGTACCACGCTTGACCTGCCGAGATGTCCGCTTCGTCCGCCCGGTCAAGGACCTCGCGAAGCGTCCGCTTCAATGCATCGGTCTCCAGCTGGACTGCCATCTCCCGCTCCCTTCCATCGGTTGCCGAGACCACAACGTAGCCGATGCCATGACCGATGTCAAACACGCGCCTTGACCTGCGCTTATGCGACGGGCCAATCGCCCTATGCCCTACCATGATGCGACCCTAGGACCTGGGCAGTACCCTAGGCACCCATGTCAGGGCGGTCTCTTGACTTTCAAGAGGTTGCGTGTGCAAGTATCGGAGCACCAGGGAGAGCGATTGGCGCTTCGGGACGGGGTCTTGCCCCCTCCCGCCGGGTCCCCCCGCGCCAAAGACACCCACGGAGACCCCCAGAGGCCGCCTAAACGTGCTGGTCCAGACTTTACCTGCATAGCGAGGGCGTACTAGTAGGGGAGGGAAGGGGGAAGAACCACCTTCCCGACATCGCGAGGAGCGAGGCTCGACGAGAGCCCGAAGGAGAGGGCAAATCGCCTCTCCCCAGATGATTCCCCGAACCAGTGCGCCGGGCGGACCCGCCGCGGCGCTTCCTAGTAGCCGAGTCGCACCACACCGGGGTACCGCCATGCCGTGGACGCCTGACGAAGCCAAAGCCAACGCCTCCCTGGGGGGCAAGGCCGCGGCAGCCCGCGGCAAGGCCCGGCGCCAGATGCCGGTTGTGGAAAGAGCGCGCAAAGCGTTGGAGGACGCGACCGGGCAAGCGGCCAAGGCTCTTGTAGACGCGGCCCTCGGCCAGAACGGCTTCGAGGACCTCGACGTCGGTGAGCGACTGAAGGCCGTCCTGAAGGTGCTCGACTATGGCCTCGGCCGACCGGCGACCAACAAGCCCGAGGAGAAGCCCCCTGCTGAAGGTGAGCAGAGCGGACTGGCCCTTTCCTAGGACCCGATGAAGACCATCAAGCTGACCGAGTTCTGGACGGTCGACGGGGTCCTGGATGAGAAGGGCCGGCCTCGCCAGTTCGACACCCCCGAAGAGGCGGCCCAGCACGGCGAGCCCCGCCGGCACGGCGCTCAGAAGGACTTCGTCCTGACAGACGCCCGCTACGCCGGGTACATCGGCGGCCTGGGCTCAGGGAAGACCTTCGCCGGCGTGGCCCGCGGCCTCGCCTTCTCTCAGCAGCCGAAGCCGCCCGGGACCCTGCACGGGGCCCGCGGCCTCTGTGGCGCCATCTCGTACCCCGTCCTCCGGGACGTGGTCATCCCGGTCTTCCACGAGCTTATCGAGGGGACCGGCCTGATGGGCCCCCACGGGTACTCGAAGTCGGAGAAGAAGGCGACCCTGAAGAATGGGGCCGAAATCCTGTTCCGCTCCCTCGACAACCCGAACAGCATCCGTGGTGTCGAGCTGAGCTGGTTCTTCATCGACGAGGGACGCCACCTGTCCCGCGAGGCCTTCGACATCCTGAACGGCCGCCTGCGGCAGCCCGGCTTCGCCCACGCGGGCTGGGTCGCCTCCACACCGAACGGGTACGACTGGATGTGGTCCCTGCTCCACCCGGACTCCCCGGACCAGTACGAGGGGGCCGAGTTCTTCGAGGCCAGCACGTACGACAACCGGCGCCACCTGCCGGCGCAGTACATCGACGAGCTGGACGCGACGTACGAGGGCAAGTGGCACGAGCAGGAGGTCCTGGGTCGGTTCGTCGGCCTGATGACCGGGTCCGCGCTCCCCTCGTGGCGCCCCGAGGTCGGCCTGGCTGACCTGGAATACGACCCGGACTTGCCCCTCTTCAGCACCTGGGACTTCGGCATCGGGGACCTGGGCGTGTGCGAGTTCGCCCAGATAGCGACCACCGAGCGCCGGATGCCTGATGGCTCGAAGCAGTACGTGCCCGAGCTTCGGGTGCTGGACCTCATCGAGTCGCAGGACTGGTCCATCGACGAGTGGGCCCTGGCCTTTGAGTCCAAGCTGGCGGACCGCTTCGGCGGTCACCGCCCGGTCCGCTCCTGGGGCGACCCCGCCGGCAAGCAGCGGAGCATGGTGACGGGCACATCCGTCATCGACGCGCTTGCCTCGAAGGGCATCTCGGTCGGCGCCGCACGGAAGCAGAACCACGACCTGGGCCTCCTCATCCTCGACAACATGATGGCCGGTGGCCGGGTCAAGGTGGACCGGCGCCACTGCACGCGCCTCTCCGCGGCGGCCAGCACGCACCACTTCCCGACCGACGAGAACGGGAACCGCATGAGCAACACCCCCGTTCACGACTGGACCTCCCACTTCATCGATGCGCTGAGGTACCTCGCCACGTCCGAGCTGAGCCTGCACTTCAACCAGTCCGCGCCTCCGCGGCCCGCCCAACCAGGGGCAGGCACGATGGGGGCGCTCATGGCTGAGCTGACCAGGAAGCCCGAATCGTGGCTCGGCGTCCCGCAGACCAAGACCGGCCTCTGGGTGCCGGGCACCCTAGGAGTCCCGAATGGCTAGCCCCGACCAGTACAAGGTCTACAAGGACCCGGCCACCAAGCTGAAGGTCTACCGGGACCGCATCGCCCGCGCCGAGAAGGAACTGGACAAGCGCCGGCCGGCGGCAGCCGACGCCTTCAAGCGGTACCGGAACGACCCTCGCGAGGACACGGTCTCCCCGGGGGGCCACCAGGTGGCCGTCCCGGATGGCATCGGTGTCGTCGACACGATGTACTCCTCGCTGACCGCCGTCGAGGTCGACGTGCAGGTCACCCCGCACGCGGGGTCGCGAGACCAGGCCAGGGCAACGCAGCAGGCCCTCTCGAACGAGGCTCGCATCATCAAGGTGAACGAGCGAGTGGCCCCTGCCGTGAAGGACGCCATCCTGGTCGACGCCGGCTTCGTGAAGACGGCCTACGAGTACGCGGACCAGGTCATGGAGGTCGACCGGGACCCCGAGCACATCGCGGCCGATGCGAGGGGCCTCATACAGGCCGCCTCCCTGGCCGGGGAGAAGGTGCCGACGCCCGACGAGATTGCCTCGGTCGTTCCCGCGACCGAGGAGCAGACGGTAGTCCTGAAGGACCGCATCGTGGTCGACTACGTCCCGTGGGACATGATGCTGTGGGACCCGGACGTGAAGCGGTGGGAGGACGTGGGCTGGGTGGCCCAGAAGTCCGTCGTCCCGCTGGAGGACGTCACTGAGAACCCGGCCTTCAAGGCCTACGCCGAGAAGAACAAGGGCCAGTCGAAGAAGCTGGAGAAGCTGAAGGGTGACTCCTCGACGGACCGGGACGGCAAGTGGGTGGAGGCGGCCGGGGACTACATCACCCTGTACGAGGTCTATGACCTCCGCGCCGGCACGGTCTGCACCATCACGAAGAACGCCGACTTCATCCTTGACGAGCGGCCGAATACGTTCGCCCTCTTCCCAGACCTGGAGGACCGCAACCCGTTCTCCCGGTACGTGGAGCGCACCGACCCGGAGAAGGTGACCGGCATCGGGGACATGCGCGTCATCATGCCTTCCCTGCACGAGCTGGACCTGTACAGGAGCAGACTGGCCCTCTACCTCGACCGGAGCGTACCGAAGCTCGTCGGCCCCGAGGGTGGCCTCACCGACGCCGGCAAGGCGGCGCTGGAGAGTCGCGAGTGGGGCGCGTACGTGGAGCTGACCAAGAGCACCAACGGCCAGGAGGTCCGGCCGCTGGAGGTCCCGCAGCTCCCGCAGGAGATGTTCAACGTCCCGGACAAGATTCAGGGCTCCATCCTGGAGGCGACCGGGACGAACGAAATCCTCCGCGGCCTGTTCAGTGACCACCGCACGTCGGCCACCGAGGTCAACGCGGTGGGCCAGGCGAGCGGAGTCCGGCAGGCCGAGAAGCAGAACGGCCTGGAGGCGTTCTACCACAGCATCTTCAAGCGCGTGCTGGTCCTGATGCAGGTGTTCTACGACCAGGAGCGCGTCGTGCGCCTAGTCGAGCACGAGGGCGACGTGCAGTGGAAGTGGTCGAACCAGGACATCGTCCTGGGGGCGGACCTCGAAGTCTCCCTCACGCCGAAGGAGCCGAACACCCTGGAGTCCCGCCAGCAGCGGGCCTTCCAGTGGTTCAACCTCCTGGCCCCTGCGGCTGTCCAAGGCGGGCCAATCGACCTGTCGAAGATGACTCTCTGGGCTCTCCAGGAGTCCGGTTTCCGCATGGAGGACATCCGGTCCTTCGTCAAGACGGACGAGCAGCAGCAGCAGGCGCAGCAGGCGGCCATGCAGCAGGCGGCGCAGGGCGCGGCGGCTCAGGCTCAGGGCGCAGCGGCCGGCCAGGCCGCGGGCGCACCGGCGGACGCCGGCGGCGGGCTCCCCGCACCGGTGGCCTCCTCGCTCGGGTCCAGCCTCGTCCGGCCCATCACGCCGGCCGACGCGAACAACGAGCAGACCATCTTCACCCCGTAAACGCCCTGGTCCAGACTTTACCTGCATAGGCCAGGTAGGTATATAGGGGGCAGATGCCGGTCCTGGAACCCTCGGACGAAGCCCGACATGGCGTGGAGTGCGGAAGACGAGGACACGCCCTTCCCGGACAGACACCGACCCGCTATCTTGCTCGGGAGGTCCCTCCAAGGACACCAGGGTGGCTATGCCGCCCGTTGACACCGGAGGGACCTCTAGGCAGGAACCGGACCCCCGACCCACTCCTCCCGACCGGGAGCCGCCCCGCTGAGAAGTGGGACGACGGCACAGCGTCGGACTGCGGCGGCCTCCACCCTCCTCTCCAGGCCGCCAGTCTTCTGCCCCAACACCGAGGCAGAACCAGCCCCGTGCAAGGGGCAGGAACCCGCGCCGAGCGCCCTTCGAGGCAACAGCGCAGCAAGGGGTCCCAATGCCAGAAGCACCCCGCCCCGACATGCTCGCCGCACTGACGGCGGCCATCGGGGACACGAACCTCGTCGTCGAACCGGAGGAAGGGACAGCCCCCGAGGCCGAGCCCGAACCCGGCGAAGGCGCCGAAGCCCTCAGCTCCGAGGGTGGTACGTCTGACGCAGGAGCCGAAACGCCGGCAGGCTCAGGGTCCGAGGGCACCAGCCCAGACCGTGGCGAGCCTCCCGAATCGTACTTCGGCCTCTCGCTCAAAGACCTCGACCGCGACACCGCCTGGGCCATCATCGACAGGGTGTCCGAGCAGGACAAGGTCATCCAGCAGGTGCAGCGCGACCGCGCCGAGCTTCGCAAGCAGCTCGACGAACAGGGCACATCCGCACCTGCCCCGAAGACCGAGTCTCCGACCGAGCTGTCCGACGAGGACATCATGCGAGCCGCCGGGTACGACCCGGACGACCCGATGTACGACGTGGTCTCCTCGATGGTTCTCCCCATCCTGAAGCAGGTCCAGCCCCTCCGAAACGAGGTCCAGGAGTTGCGACAGGCGCGAGAGCTGGAGGAAGCCGCCCTGTTCTGGGACGGCCGCCTCACCGCTCTGGAGACCGAGCACGGGGTCATCCCCGGGCCGGACGGCAAGCCCATGTCCCACGAGGACATCTTCCGCTACGCGGCCCAGAACAACCTTCTGGACCCGGACCTGGCCTACCACCGCATGACCGCGGGCGGGCGCCAGGCGACCTCTGAGGCGGTACTGGCCGAGGCCAGGGCCCTCATCGAGAGGAAGCGGGAGCAGGGCGGAACGGTACGACCGAGGACTGGCGCTCCCGTGAAGACCACGGTGGTGTCCGGTCAGGACTCCGATGGCAAGGACCGGTCACTGACCGACGTCATCAAGGAGGCCGCACGGTTGGCCGAACAGGAGACCGGCTTCAAGTGGGCAGACACGGTCGGCCCAGGCGCCACCGACTAGCCACTACGGAGCAACGACAATGGCAACCCCAGCTTCCCAGCTCGACCAGCTCATCGCCACGACCTTCCAGAAGGTCAAGGGCGTCCTGAGCGACCAGATTACGCGGAACACCGCGCTTCTGGCGTTCCTGAACAGCAAGTCCAAGGTCACCGAGGACGGCGGACTCGAAATCCGCCGGCCGCTGATGTACGCGCTGAACAACACCGTGAAGTCGTACGACGGGTACGACCTGCTCGACACCACGCCGCAGGGCGGGTTCGGGTACGCGGTGTACAACTGGCGCCAGTTCGCGGGCTCGCTGACCATCGACGGCAAGACCGAGCGCATCAACATGGGCTCCGCGGCCATCATCAAGCTGATGGCGGCCAAGATGGAGCAGCTGCGGCTGTCCTTCGAGGACGCGCTGACGACCATGCTGTACTCGGACGGAACCGGCAACAGCGGCAAGGACCTCCTCGGCCTCCAGGCCATCGTGACGGATTCGGGCACCCTCGGCGGTGTCGACTCCTCGACCGAGACCTGGTGGAAGTCGAAGGTCGTGGGCGCGGTGTCCGGCGCGGTCGGCATCGACCTGACCACCGACGCGGGCATCAAGCAGATGAACAACGTGTACAACAGCGTGTCCATCGCGAAGTCCCACGTCGACCTGGAGCTGACCACGCAGGCCGTGTTCGAGGCCTACGAGGCCCTGGCAGAGGCGCACATCCGGTTCACCAGCACCAGCATGGCGGACCTGGGCTTCGAGTCCATCGCCCACAAGCGGGCGAACCTGGTCTTCGACGCCTACGCCCCGGCCCCCGCGGGCTCGGACGGTGGGTTCCTGTACTTCCTGAACAGCGACCGCCTGGAGTTCGTGCAGCACTCCGCGGCTTGGATGAAGGACCTGGACTTCGTCCGGCCCGCCAACCAGGACGCGAAGTCGGCGCTCGTCGTGTCGATGGGTAACCTCATCACCGACAACCGCCGGTCGCACGCCGTGTCCAAGCGGACGAAGGTCAGCTAACAGACGCCAGTGGGGGAGCCCTTCGGGGCTCCCTTATTGGAGCCAGGAGCCCCAATGCCCATCCGAGACTTCATCCCAGAAGGCGAAGAGAAGACCCCCGCGGAGCGGGCGGCCTTCGAGGCCCGTGGCGGCATCTCGCTCGGGCGCGTTCGCCCGGACTTCATCCCCGGCCCGGAAGACGACAAGGTCGTCGACCGCACCGAGGACGAGAAGAACGACGTCGCTCGCGAAGCGGCGGTGAAGGCCGCCCAGGTCGACGAGGACACGCGCCGGGCCTACGCGAAGGAGAAGCTGGCGAAGCTCTCCGTGAGCGCGGCCATCGACTTCATCGAGGGGCTGAGCCCCTCCGAACGCGAGCGGTTCGTCAAGGTCGAACGAGACAACCGACAGCGCATCGCCATCCTGAAGCGGTTCCACAGCTTCCCAGATGACGCTTCACGCGAGGACGACCCCATCTCAGAACCTCCCGCGGAGGGGGACGTTGTGGGGAAGGACGGGGATGCCGACACCCCGGCCGGCGGCGAGACAGGGTCGGCCGATTCATCGGTCGAAGCTGCGGCAGCCGATGCCGGTGTTCCGGCCGGCTCTGTCGAGACCGTTGCGGACCCGCCCAACGCGGACGGCGAGCACGCCAATCCCGGCGACCAGGTCGAAGACGAGGGCGACAAGCCCCCGCGGGTCGACTGGCTGACCGAGACCAAGTCCAAGGAAGGTACCGTCGAGCCGGTAGCCTCCGCGAACGCCCCGAAACAGCAGCGCAGGACCCGCGCTCGGGACAAGGAGTAACCCATGCCCGTCGACGAACACCTTCACACCAACGGCGACCCGCTGGACCTGGAGAACGAGACCTACTTCAAGACGGGTACCGCTCAGGGTGAGCCCCTGTACGTCGGCGGCATCCGGCAGGACTCCAGTGGCTCGGCCGGCGCAGGAGCCGACGCGGCGAACTACAACGCCGGCTTCCTGGGGACGGACGCGAACGTCGCCCCTCCGACCGCGGTCACCATCGCGACCGGGGCCGGCGCGGCCGGGACCATCTCGGTGACCTTCACGCTCCCCGCGGGCGCGTCGGCCGAAGAGGTCCTCGTGTACCTGAACTCGACCGGCGAGTTCGTGAAGAAGCTCGACATGACCGCGACCAACACGCCCGCCCTGACCGGCCTGACGCCGGCCACGTCCTACGACGTGCGGCTGCGGACCATCATGTCGGACGGCCGGCTCGGCCGCTTCACGAACAAGACGACCGTCACCAGCCACGCCTAGTACCACGATGCAGCCCCGCCCCGCAAGTGCCCCTACGGGCCGGGGGCGGGGCTGCCTTCATCTCGGGGAGTGAACATGGCGCAGTACGTGTGGAAGTGCGAGAACGGGCACGTCTTCGTACAGAAGAGCCCAATGGCGATTGGCCCTGTGGTGCCCGGCGCGGGCTGCCTGGAGTGCGGCGCCCCCATGCGTCACGACTACCTCGCGGAGAACGCGGGCATCGACCGGACGTCCCTGACGCCCGACCACGTCGACCGCGTGCGGAAGCACCAGGCCCTGTTCCTCCCCGGCGCGAAGGACTTCGCCGGCCCGGATGACCCGGACGGCATCGTCGGACTGAAGGAGTGGCAGGACACGCACCAGCCGCGACCCTCGAACAAGAAGCCCGCCTGGCCCACAGACAGCCTCGGCGGGGCAAGGACGAGCTTCTAATGCATATCGCGACCCCGAAGTCATTGGCCGGGTCTGACCCGACCGCCATACACAGCGGCGACAGCGCCGCGGGTGCGGACATCAAGGCCGGCAGCACGTACCCGACCGCGCTCACCATCGCGGACGGGGCGGTGTCGGCCGTCAAGCTCGCGGCTGGGGCGCTGACCCAGGCTAAGTGGCCCACGGCCAGCGGCCTGTATAGTGCCATACCGGCGGCGGGCCCAGGCGTGTCCCCGTTCTACTTTGCCACCGACATCCCGGGTGGGGGTCGCCTGTTCTTCAACAACGGGTCGACATGGTCTCCGGTCGGACCCTCTAAGGCCGTCAATCTGGCCGCGGTCACCACGTTTACAGGCACGGGACAGGCCGGCGGCACCGACGTGCAGTTCTGGGCGCCGGGCACCATACCGGCCAACTCGCTCGCGGCCAATGACGTCATCTCGGTCAAGGTCTGGATGGACATTGACTACGTGTCCAACGCGACCGCGAGGAACCTGGTCCTGAAGCTGAAGTTCGGTGGCACGACCGTGCAGACGGCGACCAACGTCGTGGCCCCGTCGACCGCGTACACCAACTTCGGTGTCATGGTCGAGTTCGCGCTGACCATCTACAGCATCGGTGCCGGCGGCACGTTCCGCGCTCAGGTCGCGGGTGACGCGCCGGGTACAGTGAACTCGGACCGGCCGTGGAACGGCAGCACGGGCACCAACACGGTTGCCCTAGACACGACTGCCAGCCAGGCCATCACCATGACCGTCAACGAGTCCGTCAACAGTGTCGCGGACATCGTTCGTTTCCAGCAGGCACAGCTCATGGTGGTCTAGATGCCGAGCGCAGGGGACGACCTCCAGATAATGCCCGTTGGGGCGCCGGCCGGCATGGCCTCGGGGAGCCTTCCCGTGGCAGCGGCCTGGCCCGGCCAGGCCGTGAACAGCCTCACCATCTTCGCCCCAGACGCCACGAAGCGTTACACCGTTCGGGACCTCTACCTGGGGACCGTGGGCCTGACCGTCGCAAGTGGCATCGCCATCGTCCGCTTCGCGCTGGCCTTCGTGGAGGCGGACGGCGTCACGGAGCACCCGTTCTTCTCCATCCCAGGCGCGGCAATCCCTGCACCAGGCTCACCCTACGCGGGGCAGACCTTCCTGGTGGGCTCGAACTTCTCGGCGCCCGCGAAGGGCTGGGGCATCGTCGCGAAGTGGTCAGAGCAGGGCAGCCAGCCCGGCGGCAGCACCCAGAGCCTCACCAACGGCTACGGCCGGTTCCGTCTACGGTTCTTCACCAGGAGCAGCTAATGTTCGCAGCATCGCAGGTCACCGTCCCGGCCACGGTCGGCGGCATCATCATCCTCTCCGGCGGGGACGTCCTCGGAGCGCAAGTCGCTGTGGGTCGTGGGCAGGTCGGCATCCGCAACATGGACGCGGCGAAGACCCTCTGGCTCGGAGGCATCAACGTGGACGCTACCACGCACGGCTTCGACGTCCTGCCGGGGGAAACCTTCTTCGCGGATGACCTCGGGGCCGGCGATGCCATCTACGGCATCACGTCCGCGGGCACCATCACCGTCAAGGTCTTCTACCAGGAGTAGCCCCTGTGCGCTGGCTCGGGCACGACATCTTCAAGTACGAGGTCGGCGGTAACCCGGTAACGGGTTACGGCCTACTCGTGTTCACCGACGCCGACCGCACGGTACCGGCGGTCGTGTACGACAGCCCGCTGGCGGCCGGCGCCGTCGAGGTCCCGCAGCCCATCGAGGGGGACGACCGTTCGATGGTGAACCTGTACATGGTCCCGGGCCACTACTACTTCACCGTGACCGACAACGGCGGCTCCGCGGCCGACCTCCTGACGACGAACAGCGTGGCGTTCGACGACGACACCAGCATCGACTACGCCATCCAGCCGAACATGGCGAACTGGAACGGACTGGAGCTGTTCAGCCTGAACGCCTACGGCGCGAAGGACGGGGACACGGCAGCCAACAAGACGGCGGTGCGACTGGCCTTCGGAGACCTGGTCGCCAACGGCAGTGGCTTCCTGTACCTGCCGCACGGCAACTACGACCTCGACGACGTCACGTACCAGGGGGACGAAGTCGTCCACCTGGACGACACGCTGGGCCCGTTCCGCCTCGGTGGGGACGGCAAGGGTCTCTCCGTCATCCGTCAGACGGGGGACTGGGGAGGCGACAACAACTTCCTCTCCGCGCTCGGCCGGCACAACGTGTCGAACGACTTTCGGCGCCTCGACGACATGGTGGACAACATCACCATCCAGGGCGACCGGACGTACATCGGCAACGGCATCGGCATGTGGCAGGAGGAGAACCTGGTCATCCGGGACGTGGCCCTGAACGACTTTCGCGGCACGGCCTTGAAGTTCACGTCCGTCAGGGCCCCCTTCGTTCGCGGGCTGACCATCGCCCGCAGCGGAGACCGCGCTACCAGCTCCCCGGCCCTGTGGCTGTCGAACAGCGACGAGGGCGGCACCGTCGTCGGCCACACCGAAGACGGCGACATGCAGGTCGTGGTGCGGGACAGCTACGACGTGGGCATCTACTCACGCGGCAGCCTGCGGATGAAGGTAGCCGCGCTGGTCAGTGGCTCGGCGCTGGACAAGCCGGCGGTGAGCCTCCTGGACGACCAGCTGGGCGACTGGCGCATCCGAGGCAAGGGCGCCGGTAAGAGCATCGTCGAGGTCCGAAGCACCAATCCGCTGCGGGCCTACGGCACGCGCATCACCGGCTCCTACGACGGCGCCGGGGCCTGGGGAGTGCGCTTCATTCAGGCCTTCCCGGCCGACTCCCAGTTCCCGGGGTACGTTGTGGACGGCGCTGCCGGACTCGAAACGGCGAACGCGAGCGGGGGCTTCAGCCTTCCCGAGACCGACGACGTCATCCTCGCGGCGACCGCCCGCTCGAACGACACGCCGAAGTGGGACCGCGCACGTCGCTCTGACCCCAACGTCGTGAACGTGAACGTGGCGAACCTCGGCACGTATGCGCCGGACCTGTCGAAGGGGACGAAGTTCGTCATCACGGCCACGACCAATGGCGGCGCGTCGGCCATCACCATCGCGGACCCCATCAACGGGTACGAGGGCCTGCCCTTCCGCATCATGGTCGTGAACAACGCGGGCGGGGTCCTGACCATCACCTGGGGCGCTGGCTACAAGTTCCCCGCCGCGGGCTGCACTCAGGCTACGCGAGCGCCGGCGAACACGAAGAAGACCGGCACCATCTTCGACAAGACGGCGAACGGCGCTGATTGCGTCGGCTGCTCCGGGGGCGACATCTAGTGCGGCACGCAGGGAGCAGCTAGTGGCAATCCACACCACCACCAACTGGCAGGGGCTGTTCTTCGGCGCCGGCGGGTCGAACCGTCTGAACACGGTCGACGTCGACCCCCTGGACCTCAGTCCCTCGGATGCCGCTACGCTCCACACCCTGTGGACGTACGTGCCGAGCGGCGGCGGGTACGTGGGGAACGCTCCCATCGTCGTCGCCAACGGTGCGAAGCTCATCGTCGGTGGGGACGACGCGAAGCTCCGCGTCCTGGACGCGAACACCGCGAACCCCGCGGGGTCACAGCTCCAGTCGAGCACGTTGGGTGGCGCCATCAAGACCACGGCGTACTCGGACCTGACGAACGTGTATGTTGGGGCCGACGACAGCAAGCTCTACGCTCGCACGGTGGCAGACATCACCGCCACCGCGGCCGGCTGGGCCGGACCCTACACGAGCACGGGCCAAGTCCACACGAGCCCCAACGTGTCGGGCGGCAAGGTCCTGTTCGGGAACGACGCGGGGGTCTACTACCAGGTCAACGTCGCAGACGGGACCCTGGACTGGTCGTACTCCGGCGGGGCAGTGCTGACTGGCGCCTTCACGGGCGGGGTGGCCGTCTACGGCGGCCATGCCTTCGTCGCCAACGAGAACGGGTACCTCTACGAGTTCGACGTCGCGGGCAAGACGCTGGTCCGCACGTACTTCATGGGCGGCCCGGTCGCGACCCCCTCCATCGCCGCCTGGGGCGGCATCCCGCTCCTCATGGTGGGGTCCGAGGACCACGCGCTGAACGCCTTCCTCATCCAGACGACGGTCGTCGGGAACCGCACCTACGCGGCCGGGGACCGGGTCTGGGAGGACATCGAGAGCGGGGACGTGTTCTCGGCGCCGGCGCAGGACCCCAGCTCCGGGTACGCGGTTCGCGGCACGCACAACTGGTCCTTCCAGGTCTTCTTCGGCACCAGCGGCTTCATGCGCTGGAAGCAGGACGGCGGGTCCGGGTCCGGCTGCAAGGGCGCCGCGTTCACCGCCCACCCCGGCATCACGAACGGGTTGGCGTACAACACCTACGCGGGGCCGGACGGCCGCATCAAGGTCTTCCAGCTCTCGGACACGCCAGGTGGGCACAGCGCCCTGTTCAAGGACCCGAGTGACTGCGGGACGAGCACGTTCCAGGACGGCTCACCCATCGTCGTGAACAACACACTCTACGTGGTGGACAACGTCGGCACCATCCATGCCTACAAGAGGTAGCCAGCTGTGATTGAGGGACTGTCCCTACCATCCGGCCTCGGCGGCGGCGGTGACTCGCCGCTGAACGACGGCCCGAGCCTCTGCGGGTACCGCGAGGAGATTCGGTCGCGGCTCGGGGAGAGCACGGAGAACGCGGACTTCTGGTCGGAGGCGCAAGTCGACCGTGCCATCAACGAAGCCCTGCGTCGGTTCTCCCGCGAGCAGCGGTGGAGCTGGCTCTACACGTCCGTCGAGGGCGTGGTCATCCCGGCAGACACGAAGACCCTCGCGCTCCAGCCCGAGGTCGCAGCGCACCGGCACCTGAACCTGTCGGCCGTTCGCGCCGGCGACTCGAACATCATGCCCTTCCGCCGGGTGGCTCCGAACGTGGGCTTCGACCTGCGAAGGACGTACGAACGCACCGGGGTCTCCATCAATGGGTACACGACCTGGTACTACCTGGAGTCGGCCGCGCTCGGCCCGGGGGACGGCAGTACGCCGGGCCCCATGACCTGGGTCATTCGCCTCGTGCCCCCGCCGGACGTGGAGTACGTGCTGGACTACCAGTTCATCCGCAACCCGGCGAAGCTGGTAGCCTGTGGAGACATCGGGGACATCCCCGGCGTCTACTCAGAGGCCGTGAACAGCTGGGCCACCGGTACCCTGTGGCTGGCCGAGCTGAACGGGGGCTCGAAGGCCCAGGAGCAGTTCAACATCTACGCCTCCGTGCTGGAGCAGGCCCAGAACGACGAGACCGGCTCCATCCCCGACACCATCGTGAGGTGGGGCGGCGCTGAGCCGCAACTGGAGCAGCCCCTGACCGGCGACCTCTGGTCTCGGCTCCATATGCCCGGGACGTTGGGGCCCTAGATGGGCCTGCCACACGTCATCACGAAGGGCGTCATCGAGAGCGACAAGGCGGCCCAGGCGTTCCAGCAGAACTTCGAGGAGCTGGACGGGCGACTTGCCCGGTTGTCCAACCCTGGCAAGACCCCCGATTCAGGCAATCCGCTCCCGAACGTCTTCGACCTCTCCATCGACGACGCCCCCGTCAACCCGGAAGCCGGCACGCTCCGCATCTACGTGCGGGACAACGGCGCCGGCAAGGCGCAGCTCGTCGTGAAGGACAGCAGCGGGGTCGTCACGGTCCTCGCGACGGAGACCTAGTTGACTCCATACCTCGCCTTCGCCAGCTCCCCCTGGAACGTCGACATCTCCGCGGCTCCAGCGGACGCGCACAGCGCGGACATCATCGCTTGGATGAAGGCAGACGCCAGTCAGCTCAATCTGAACCTGTCCGGCGTGAACGGCACAGGGGCCTGGGGCACGCCCATCTACTGGGCAGCCACGACTGACATCGCCTACAATGTCAGGCCGTCAGATGGCGGGAACTGCGGCAAGCTGCCGCCCGAGTTCGCCTCCGTCCGCATCCCGAATGGGGCCAAGCCGAGCATCGACACGGACGCTCACATGGTGGTGTTCGACGCGGCGGCCGGCATGGTCTACTCGTTCTGGCGGGCGGCGGTCACGCAGTCGCCTACCCCTTCCGTCGTCACGGACAGCACCATCTGGACTACCTGCCAGGGCGCAGTCTACTACCTCGCCAGTAACGGCCTCGCCGGTTCCCTTCCCGAGAGCAATGAGGCGCGGAACCAGGGGCACAGAGGACTGGCGCCTTCCGTGTTCGCGGTTCGCAAGGACGAGACCGACTTCGGTACCATCGCCCACGCGCTGCGGATGCTGGTGAACACGACCAAGGCGGCCCACGTCTTCCCCATGAGCGGCGACGAAGGCGGCACGACCGCCACGTATGCGCCGCCCGAGGGCACGCGGGTTCGAATCAAGGCCTCCGTCGACCTGGCCGCTCGCGGCCTGGCCGGTGCGGCGCTCGTCGTCGGGACCGCCCTGAAGACCTACGGCGCGGTCATCGGGGACCAGAACAGCGGTCCTCCCTCCATCATGGTCGAGAACGGCGTGGCCGAAACGGGCAGCAACATCTGGGCCGGCGTCCTGACGCCGACCAGCCTGAAGGCCATCACCCTGGACGACTTCGAGGTCGTCCAGCTCGGCTACGGGGCCTAGACATGCCGGGACTCACCACAGCACCGAACGTCATCGAGCAGACCGACTTCAGTGGCGGCTGGCGGCCGGACGAAGAGGCCGCAGCGGTCCCACCGAACGGTCTGCTCGCTGCGTTGAACCTCCTACCCGACGTGGGCTCGGTGGTGCCGCAGGTCCGCAAGGGCTTCAAGCGGCTCGCGGAGGTCCTTCAGGGGTACCGCATCGAGAGCATCCACCCATACAACCGGCTCACCGGTGACAAGGCCGGCCAGTACCTCATGCTGGTGCTGACGAACCACCTGGATGGTGTGCCGGACAACGTGCAGCTCTGGTCGCTGAACCTCGCCACGAGCGAGGTCAAGCGCCGGGACACGACCAGCGTGGCCTGGAACTCGGCGGACGGCCATCACTACGGGCTGACCATCAACCAGACCTTCTTCGGGGGCGGCCCTGGCGACCCGATGTACTCCTGGAACCCGGTCGACGGGTATGACCGCAACCCGAGCGGCCAGGACTTCCCGGTCCTGGTGAACAGCAACGACCCGGGGACAGGGCAAGTCGCTCACAACTTCGCCTTCCTGAAGGAGACCAAGGTCCTCTACACGGACCCCCTGACCGGCATCCAGCAGGCCTACATCGTGTCGGCCGAGGCCGGCGGGGTGACGCCGGGGCGGAACCGGTTCAAGCTCTGGGACGACGGCGGGGTTCACTACGACAAGGACGAGCTGGTCTCGCACGAAATCACGGACGGGGTCTCTGGCAAGACCTACCTCCGCAGCTTCTCTGCTCGCGTGGCACACACGTCCGGCCCGGCGAAGGACCCGGGCGGTGGCGCCGGCTACTGGGACGCGCATGACCTGGACCTACCGCGGGACGACGAGGGCGAGGTCACGGACGACTGGGACATCGTCCCCATCGCCGCGACGACGAATGTGGCCGCGTGGCACGCCGACCGCATGTTCCTGCGGTACGACAACCACACCGACTCGGGCGAGAGCCTGCTCCAGTACAGCTTCCCCCTGGAACCCGACGCCGGCGGTGACATCGGCAAGTTCGTCTGGGACCCCACGAACTTCTCCCCCGTCAAGGACGAGGACACGGGAGACCACGGAGGCTGGGAGCCGGTCCACACGGGCGACGGCGACAAGCTGACGGCCCTGCTCGACTACGGGTACTACCTCATCATCGCCAAGCGGCGGACGACCTTCGTCCTAGCTGGCCTCTCCCCCGAGACCTGGGTCCTGCGGAAGCTCGGTAACGTGGGAGGCATCTCCTCGCGGGCTATCGCGGAACACGAAGGGCAGGTCTACATCCTGTCCGACCGCGGCCTGTACGTCACGGACGGGACGCAGCTCATCGAGGCGCCCGGCGCGGAGCGGGCTCGCGACTGGCTGCGCCAGGCGGTGAGCTGGGAACAGACCCAGGCGGACGGGACCGTCGTCGACCGCGAGGTCACCATGTGGTCCTTCGGCGGGTACCTCTGGGCATCGGTCCCGACCACGTCCTCGTACCAGCCCGACCGGGTACTGGTGTACGACGCGAACACGAAGTCCCTGTGGCTCCAGAAGCTGGCCGTGGAGGCCGCGGCCGTGTCGCGCATCGACGGCGTGGAGGAGCTGTTCTTCTCCTCGCCCACGCAGGTCGGTGAGCAGGTGGGCGCGACGGTCGCATGGGACGGCGTCCCCGGCCGCAGCACCAGCACGCGCACGCTGGGCGACGTCACCGAGCGGAACCTGTGGGCCAATCCGTCCTTCTCCGTCCTGAAGAACGAGACCCTGACGAAGGCTCGGGACAACAGCGGGTGGGCGAAGCACGACTCGAACGCAGACTGGCGCCTCTCCCCGACCGCGGCCCTGGACGGGCCGGTAGGGGCCGTCATCCACAACACCAACAAGCCCGAGGGCGCCTTCACCGGCATCGGCCGCTCCTTCACGGACGAAAGCAGCGACCTCCACACCCTCTCGGCCTACGTGCGGCCGGCCGCGTGGAAGACCCGCGGCGCCCGGGCGGACTACTCGAACTTCCGCTTCACGGTGGGCGGGGACGCGCTCCCCGAGTGGCGGCACCACTACCAGTACATCGGCCACGGCTGGACTCGGGCTTGGGCGCAGTACACGGGCGACCCGACCGTCGAGCGACCGCACGGCATCAGCAACCTGGGGAACACCACCTTCGAGGTCGACAAGCTGCTCGCAGAGGGCCAGGGTGGCAGCTCGCGGCCGTGGTTCGACGGTGACCGGACGGACGACATCTCGGGTACCGCCGGCGGGGACATCGGCATCGTCTACCAGTACAACCACCCGGACGTGCAGGAGACCCCCACTGACGACCAGGGCCAGGAGGACTACTCCTCCGAGGACATCGGCTGGTCCTTCCGTACCGCGTGGTTCCCCTTCGGGATGGTCCACGAGGTCCGGCGCATCAGGCGCATCTGGGCGGTCATCCGTGGCGCCGTGATGACGACCATACGCGGGTACCGGAACTTCGTCGATGACCCCGTGTTCGAGAAGGACCGGGACGCCCCGGACCCGACGAACTTCGTCGAGGGCCTGAAGATGCCCGACAGCTTCGCCGTGTCCTTCGAGGTCGAGGGCGTCGGCGCACCGGCCTCGGTGCTGGGAGTGGCCGCAGACACGCAGCCGCGGCGCATCGTGTACCACCACTAACGGCGCAGGTCAGGACTTTACCTGCATAACCGGATGGTATAGTAGGGAGCTAACTTGCCCGCTCCGAATCTTTCAGGCTTCAACGGCCCCCGCAACGAGGCGACCACTGGTCGCCTGCGGAACACGCTCGCGAACCTGGCATCGAAGCAGAGCGTTCGGTTCTTCCCCGCCGAACTGGTCCAGCGCGGCGGGCTCCCGGGGGTCGCAGGCAAAGCGCCAGCACCCATGAGGCCCGCGGGCGCCCCCGTCGCAGGACCCTCCGGGTTCGCCGGTCCAGGGGGCCAATCCGGCCTCTCGAACCAGTACACTCCCGGCACAGGCTCGCTCGACGCAGGCATCAAGGCGAACCAGGATGCCATCCAGTCGCTCCTTCAGCAGCTCCAGGGGATGCAGGACTGGAAGCCGCCGGCGCCGCCGGCCGGCCAGCAGCCCGGGGGCGGCGGGAGCCAGCACGGGAACTTCCAGGTCCAGGACTACCTGGAGGTCATCCGTCACTTCGAGAGCGGCGGGAACTACCAGGCGCGGAGCAAGTACAGCTCGGCGTCCGGCGCCTACCAGGCGACCGACGCGACCTGGGGGAACTACGGCGGCTACGGCCACGCCTATCTGGCGCCCAAGGCGGTGCAGGATGCCTGGGCCCGCCAGCATGTCGCGGCCATCCAGAAGGTGTATGGGGTGGACCCGAAGTGGGTCCCGGCCGCGTGGTTCGCCGGCATCTACGGCGCCGGCCACGAAGACTGGGACCAGATTCCGGGCCACGGGAACAACCTGACCATCCAGCAGTACGTCAACCGCTGGCTCCAGTACCTCTACGGGCTCGGGCCACCCCCGGGGAGGCAGTAATGCCCGCACCGAAGCTCCCAGCCATCCCGCCCGGCGAAGCCGCGGCGTACAACCACAAGCTACGCGACCTCTTCCTGACGTTCCGCAACACGGTGGCCGGCCTCGGCATCGACCGGGCCTCCATCCTGGCGGCGTACCAGTCGAGCGTGGCGAAGACCGGACTGGCCCGGGTACAGGGGCTCAGCGCCGCCTCCTCGAACGCCGAGGAGCGTGGCACTGCCGGCGGGTCGGTCGACCTGACGAACCGCATCGACGTGAAGGCACAGGCTGCGCTCGCGCTCGCGGATGCCTTGAACGTGAAGAACGTGGGCCTCGGCACGAACGAGCTGATGGCCGCGCAGGCCCAGCAGTCGCTCGCCACCGGGAAGTTCGACCTCGCGCAGGACCTGGCGGCCGAGCAGTCCGACATGGCGAACAGCGACTTCGCCAACGGGACCATCCCTGGCGGCGGCGGGGGCGGTGGAGCCCCAGGCGGTGGCGACAGCCAGTACACGGTCCAGGACCTGAACCGGCTTCACTCGAACATCGACCAGCTGTTCAGGATGTACGCCGTGGTGTCCCCCCACGACCGCCAATCGTACCTCACCCAGATTCGGCAGCTCTGGGACCGGAGGAACAGCGTTCGCAAGCAGATGGGCCTCTCCGCGTACACCGCGGACCAGCTCCAGAACCTGCTCGCGAAGTACGGCAACCAGAACCCCAACGGCCGTGGAGTCTCCTAGTGGTAGCCGGACCCATCCCCACGACGGTGCCCCAGGTGGCGCGCCGCTCGATGGTGCAAGCCATCGGCGGGGTTGGCACCCTTACGGCCCGCGACCGGTACGGCCTCATCGGCCAGGGCCCGGGGCCTGGTACCCCATTCCGCGGCCAGCCGGCCGCTCCCGGCGCGACGGCTTTCGCCCAGACGCTCGCGAAACTGAACCCGGCCGGGGCCCAGGCGTCACAGGCGTCGGCGGACCTGGCGAACGGCCAGCAGCTCGCGCAGAGCAACGAGCTGGAACAGCAGCGCCAACAGCTCCTGGAGGCCCTGCGGAAGCAGCAGGAGCTTCAGCAGCAGCGGGAGCAGGGCGCCCCAGGACAGGGTGACACCTTCCAGGGCGGCGGCAACTGGCAGCAGCAGGTTCAGCAGTGGGAGCACCAGTACAAGAACGGGTACATCCCACAGAACCAGCTGACCCTGGTCCACGGCTTCCGGGTCTCCTCGCTCATCGCCGGGAACCTGAACAACCTCTTGAACGCGGCCCAGAAGGCCGGCGTCTGGAACGGCCGGGACGCCTGGGCCACCGGGACGTACCGGGACTATGCGACCCAGGTCCGCCTGTACGACGACTGGATTCACGGTCGGCGCAGCTCGCCGGCGGCGAAGCCTGGCACGTCGCTCCACGGCTGGGGCCTCGCCATCGACTTCAACAACAGCAACGCCGCCCTCATCCGGTGGCTCCACGCTAACGCCTCCCGCTTCGGCCTCTACAACCTCCCGGGTGAGCCCTGGCACTACTCGGTGAACGGACACTAGGAGAACCTCGTGGCGACGGACTACTTCAAGAACGCAGAGGCGCAAGTCGCTCGCACCGCTGCCCTCCTCTCGCGTCAGACGCGGAAGGACTACCGCTACACGGGGTCCCTGGAGGACGCCATCTTCGGGAACGCGGGCAACAGCACGCGCTCGGCGGGGCAGTCCCTGACGGCCAGCTCGGCCCGCATCCTGTCCGCTATGAAGGGCCTCCTGGCGGCGCAGGGCGCCGATGCGAAGGGCATCCTGGGCATGGCGAACGACCGCTCGCTCGGTGGAGGCCTCGCCGGTGTCATGGGTCAGTCGTTCAACCCGGCCGCGGCCACGGTGGCCGGCGGCCTCGGGGTTGGCCTGGCGCAGGTCAAGGCGGGGCAGGACTACGGCGACACGGCGACTGGCCTCGTCAAGCTGGCTCAGGCCGGCGTGGAGCAGGCCCGTGCCGGCGCGAAGTACCAGACGGCCCAGGTCCTCGCGGGGCGCCAGAAGCAGGACGTGGCGACCATCGCGGCCCAGGAGCACGACATCATCATGGCCCAGCTCCAGGAACAGCTCCAGGAGAAGGCCCAGCAGGCCCAGTACGACCTGTCCGTCCGTGCTGCGACGAAGGCCCAGGCGGACCTCCAGGCGAAGCAGGGCCCCCAGGCCGTGGCGACCGTGCGGAGCATGGCGAACGCGGTCATCGAGGCCCAGAAGTTCCTGACCGGCAACCAGGCGGCCACGAACCAGGAAGTGCTGGACGCGGTCAACGCTGCGCTCGGCACGGCCAACGACCAGTACCTCCAGCAGCTCCTGCCCCAGCTCATCGTGGAGCTGCGGAACGGCGGTTCGGCGCTGAACGCCATCAACACGGTGGCCCGGCAGAACTTCGCGGACCTCTACTCGAAGTACGGGAAGCAGTGGTCGAAGGTGGCCCAGACTACCCTGAAGGTCTACGAGGCCACGCCGAGGAACACGCCCGGACAGGGCGGGGGCGGGGAGCCGTGGGGCATCGTCCAGGACTTCGCGCACTTCGTCATGCCGTGGCGAAACTAGGAGGGTAGATGACACTCGCGCCGACGACGGGGGTCGGCACGCTCGCGCCCACCACGGGCGC